GGACTTGGTGAAGTCATCAATACGGTTGACGAAGGCGACCTGACATGCAGTCCTTCATTGATTGTTGGTAACGGAGTTAGAGTATCTAACGACCTAAGTGCAGATGTGAAAGCACAACCTGCAATTGCTGTTGGTCTATCAGAAAGAATCATACGACCACAAGTATCGTTGACCTCAACTGCCTCGCTTGTTACGGGTCTTGGTGAAGTTATCAACACAGTTGATGAGGGCGACATAATATGTTCCCCATCGCTGGTTGTTGGTAATGGAGTCAGACATGCCAACTCTCTGAGTGCAGATACCCAAGCACAACCCGCAACGGTTGATGGACTGTCTGAAAGAACTATCGTTGAGATTGAAGCAGACCTAAGTGACGGAGATGTTAGTGTCTCTGCTACGAGTGGTAACGGTGAACGTAAACTTATTACTTCAAGAGCGAAAGTGGTATGTGAACCATCTGGTGTTGTGGGTGCTGGATTTAGAACTTCTAATTCATTAGCAACGCCTATCGTTGTAGATGATGCTTCCGTTACAGGTCTCTCCGAGAGAATAATAACGGTAACAGGTAGTCTGGTATCCACAGACGTTGAAATGACGGGTCTTTCAGAACGTATAATTACAGGTGCGGGTAACGTTGTTGCTCAAGACTGTGTAGTGAACTCACTTAGTGAGAGATCATCCACTGGTTCTGGAGTGCTAAATACAACTGATAGTATTGTAATCGGGACTGTAGAGAGAACTGTTACAGGTTCGGGAATATTAGAATCTGATGACTCAAGCATTACCGCGATAGTCTATCAGAACATTATTGAACAGGATGCGATCCCAACGAAGAGAGCATTCAGAATTAGAAAACCAAAGACAAGAAGAATATTGTCCCGAAGAACTATTAAATAGAAGTATAAATAAACATATGGCACAATACGAAGACATAGAAATAGATCAAGGTACTTCTATAAAGTATCAAATACAACTGCTTGATGTTGGCGGTGGTAGGAGAGACTTGTCAGATTGCTTTGTCCGTGGTAGTTTGAAGCATACATATGGTTCGGATAGTTCCACTGCTGTGAATTTTCTGGCAAACATTGATGCTCCACCTGAAAATGGAATAATCAATTTTAGTCTAAATCCACAACAAACCTCTACGCTCACCCAGCGTAGGTACGTCTATGACGTAGAAATTGAGTATGAGAAAGATAGCGTTGCTGTCGTTGAGCGAGTACTTGAAGGGAAGGCATTCTTATCTAATCAGGTAACTGACATGATAGTTAAACCGATTTCGTAAAACTGAAGGAGTATAAATAAATGAGTGTAAGAGCGAAGAGTAGCATTGGTAAATTAGCAGGACAAGGGCAGGTCGTTCGTAAGGACGGAACTGTTGAAACATTTACCATTAATACTGATCTAACACGCGAGCAAGCAGACCTAATTTTGCAAGCGCAAAAAGAAGGTACTGAAACTCAAGAACAAGACAATGGTAAATCTAATACTTGATTTACTTATTTTTTAAAAAATCTCTCAAGGAGAATTAACATGGCTGTAACACACGAAACCCCCATCCGCAACTTGATTGCTGATACTGTAACTGCAAAAATTGATGACGGAGGTGCTGCTGGTCACATCTTCTTTCAAACATCTGGTGGAGCTGCTGATATTGCAGACCTGACTTTTAGCACAACTGCTTTTGGTGCTGCTGCTAGTGGCGTTTGTACTGCTGCTGCAATCACTGATGACACTAACTGTACTGCTGGTACTGTTGCTGTTTTTGCTGTAAAAAATAGCGGTGGAACGACTATCTTTTCTGGTAGCGTAACTGCTACTGGTGGTGGCGGTGACATAATCTTGTCTTCTGTTGCTATTGGACAAGGCGATACCATCTCTATCTCTTCTTTGACTTACGAAGCACCAAACTAAGTCGAAAAAGTTTTTTATCTCTAAGAGGGGTGGAGTTCTGCTCCACCTCTTTTTTTATGCCTAAATAAAGATAATGAAAGAATAGACTAGGAAAGAATAATGGCAAAGTATCTCCCAACAAAAGTATCATCAAGACCACAGCAAGATGGCAATGGAACTCAACCTTCACCTCCATCACCCAGTGTCGTAACAAGAAACCTAGTTACTGGATACCAGTGGAACAACGGTAATTCTTTATCCCATGAGCAGATGGATGCTAACTGGGGAACCATTGATGTCATGCAACAGGGTGGTAAGTCTTGGCCAAAGTATGACGGGTTGTATTTGAAGAATGTTGGACTTGATACCGAAGGCGGCATCTTTGTTGATAACCCGTACAATAATTCGGGCGTGACACCATTTGGCGTAAATTATGTAAACTACAGATTAGACTATGCAAACATACAGCAAGGCGATAGTGACTTTGGTGTCACACTTGCCGAAGGAGATTTTTTATCATATAGTGGTAACCTCAATCTTAAAAATGGTGATGTTAGATACGGAACAACTCTAAGTTTCGTTGACTCTGATACATCAAATTATGCAATGACCCTGACAGGAACCAACGTATACGTTGGTGCAGGTTCTACTGCCAACCCAAATACATCTCAAGTTCGTATCGGTAAACTCGGTGGAACTCAGGTCGATATTGGTGCGCTTGACAATATCCTTAACCAAGAAGTTACATTACAAGTTGGTGCTTCTGGTTCAACCTCTATCACAAGTAAATCTGGTTCAATAAAAGCAAAGCAAACACAAGTCAGTCCACCACTCTGGAATCTTACTTTAAACTCCTACAATGGCACAACCAACGTTGAAGCATTGACGATTGCACCTGATGGCGCGGTAACCATTCCTTCACTCGTAGGTGCTGGTCCAGACTATGATAGTGCAAAAATTAATAATCTCACTTCACCTGGGTTAGTTAACTTAGGTTCGGTTGGTGGTGCTAATACAATAATCAAAGGTGACCTCCAAGTAGACGGTTCGATAATCGGTGGTGGTGTTGGTGTTGGTGTTACTGCTGCGAACCTCGCAACAGTTTCCCCAGCATTTTCGGTAAGTCAGTTATCAAACACTGGCGCAGTGACAATGAATATTGATGTCGCACCAACCTTTCAAGTACCACTGGTGACTGAAGTTACCTCTTGGAACAATCTTGTTGGGACGGGCGGTGGCGCAGCACAGGCAGATCAGTTGACCACTTCAAGACTGATATGGGGTCGCCCATTTAACGGCACTGCTGACATAACGGGTGCGTTATCAAATGTTACAAGCGTTAGTTCTTCAGGTGCAGACTTAGACTTTGCGTCAACTGCTGCTATGAAATTTACCACCCCTAGCGGTGAGTACACTTATACTTCTAACTCCACAAACATAGGAATAGTAAAGTTTGTCGGACTTACCGCACAAAGAACTTATGATATGCCTAACAAGAGTGGCATAGTTGCTATGATATCTGATGTTGAAGATGGTCATATCAACTTAGACTCTGATAATATCTTTACTGTAAATCAGACTTTTAGTGGAGGACTCACTGGAGACCTAACAGGGAATGCTGATACGGCAACAACTGCTTCTAACGCTTCAGCACTTAACAATGTGACGGCATCCATCACCGATAATGCTAAGATTGTCCTGAGAGATGGTAACGGTGACTTCACTGCTGGGACAATATCAGCAAACCTTAGTGGTACTGCATCAAATGCATCCTTTGCGAGTGATGCTGGGACTCTTAATGGTGTTACTGCTTCCACTACAACCAACGGAACTATCGTTCTTAGAGATGCTTCTGGTGACTTCACTGCTGGAACGATAACAGCAACACTAGATGGAAACGCATCATCGGTGACCAATGGTGTTACGACTAACACTGTACAAACTATTACTGGAGAGAAAACCTTTTCATCAACGGTTAATGTTTCCGAAAGAATAAGTTTTAATGGTAATAACGCTGCTGTCCTCACGCAGGCAGCATCGGGTCAAACAATGAACTTTATTGTAAATGACTATAGCACAACTAATCCAATCCTTACTCTGGGTGATCTTGGCGCAGGACTTGGAATTGTAGGTTATATGGCAGCACCATTCCTTGTCGGTGGTAATCTTGCTGCCACTGGTGACGGGCAAATTAATGGCACTCTCAACGTTGCTTCTGGTCTTTCTGTAACAGGTGCTATTACAGCGACAGGTGATATCACTGCATACTTTACTTCTGACGAAAGACTAAAGGATAACATCACACCCATCCCCAACGCTCTTGACAAGGTTGCATCACTCAGTGGTAACACCTTTGATTGGAATGACAAGACTGATAAAGTTGGAAGCGAGACTGGTGTCATAGCACAAGAGGTTCAGGCATTGGGACTTCCTGACGTAGTAACAGAAAGAGACAACGGTTATCTGGCAGTTCGATATGAAAAACTGGTTCCCCTTCTCATTGAGGCAATCAAAGAACTCAAAGCAGAAGTTGAGGAGTTGAAAGCGTAATGGCACAAATACCCACAACTAATATTAGATTGCGTAGTAATATCAGAGGCGAATATGGTGGCAGCTCCTCCAATGTTTCCCTTGGTAATTACTATCGATTCGTTAATAACACCGGACTTGTTGACAACTCAGCAGTCGTACCCTATAACCCAAAGTACTATTTGGATAACCCCTATTATCCAGCAGTCGGTCCCAGCACAAACTATGCAAGATGGCAAACCGAGCAGAGGTATCAAAATGCTGGAGGATTTTGGGTTCTAGTTCCTAATACAACCATAGATTTCACTTGGTATTGGGCTGGTCAGGTTAAAGGTACACTGAGTATTCCAGCAACTAATTCTCCAAACAACCCCGCATGTCCAACTTCATATGTTGGAGGTCCACTTGTATCTTACGGAAGCACTAGTGGATACTTTTACTTTACCCCAGATACAAACTACCCCTATATAGGGCAAAGTTTTACAGAACTGTCTATGGGTATAAGCAATTCCTTTACGCAGGTAACCGTATACGGTGTACCAATAAGAACATACGACATCAAATATTCGATATGGAGAACAAAGGGCAGATCAGCATACACTGCTTATTATAACCAAAGCGTTCCACAAAACGGAGCTAACCCGCCTGATATATCAATGGGTGATTTCAAAGGGCAGTACAACCCATAGTATTTTTGGTCGTATAAATAAAGGTAACTAACTCAGGAAAATAAAATGGCAGTCATAGCATCAAGACCAGAACTAATAAAATACTGCCTCCGTAAACTTGGGGAACCAGTTATTGAGGTAAATGTTGACGAGACTCAAGTAGATGACAAGGTTGACGATGCCTTGCAGACTTATCGTGAGTTTCATTCAGACGCAACGTATCGAACCTATTGGGAGTTGCAGTTAACCGATGAAGATATCCAAAATGAATATGTCACTATTCCCGCAAGCATTCTCTATGTAACCAAGATGTTCGCAGCGCGGTCTGCATTTGGTGCTGGAAACGGAGAGATGTTTCCTGGACAGATAGGTGGAATCGGACATGGAATTTCTCAAGGTGGAGGGTCAGGCGCACTATCTTACTTGTATCAGATGCAGTCTTATGCTGCCCTAATTGATATGACTTTAATAGGTCTTCCCCTTGTTACATTTTCGAGGCGAGAGAATCGACTCTACATCTGGAGTGATATTGTTGATAAAAGAATGAAGGCAGGTAGTTGGATTTGCTGTGAAGTTTACAACACGGTTGATAATGTAAACATCTGGGATGATATGTTTATGAAGGACTACACCACTGCATTAATCAAAGAGCAGTGGGGTCAGAACATGTCCAAGTTTGAGGGCATGCAACTTCCTGGCGGTGTCACTATCAACGGACGAGTCATTCTTGAAGAAGCGAAAACCGAGATAAGAGAATTGCGAGAAAGAATGCGACTAGAGCAAGAAGTCCCACCCGACTTCCTCGTTGGATAACATATGGCGATTAATCCCTATTTCAACTACAATGTTGCTTCAGAGCAAGCACTCTACGAAGACCTCATAACCGAGTCTATCAAAAATTTCGGACAGGATGTTTATTACATTCCTCGCGAAGTTGTTCATCGTGATATGATATTCAATGACACTATTCTTTCCGAATTTAACTACGCATACAAAGTTGAAGTCTACCTAGAGAGCATAGAAGGATTTGACGGGGATGGGGACTTGTTCTCTAAGTTCGGTGTTGAGATAAGAGATGCCGTAACCTTTATCATCTCGCGAAGAAGATGGAACACAGAGATACGCAGTCACGAAGAACCTAAGACTGGTAGCACCGTTGGTGGTAACAAGTATTATCGCCCAAGAGAAGGTGACCTGATTCATATGCCAATGGCGGGTGCGACCTTTGAAGTGATGAAGGTAGAAGATGACAACCCATTTTACCAGTTGGCAAATCTTCCGACATTTAAAATGCGCTGCGAGAAGTTTGAATACAGCGATGAACGATTTAGCACAGACATACCAGAGATTGACCGCATTGAAAAGTTTGCTGCATACCAGTGGAGACTTACTCTGGACTCTGCATCAAATGGTTTTGATAATGGTGAGATAGTTTCTATGGAAACCGACACCCACATAATGCAAGGTAAAGTTGTTGAGTGGTTAGATTCTGACCTGAATGTTTTCTTAGCGCATACTGGCGCAGACTACGATGGAGACTTCCATAACTTTGCAGTAGGCAATCAGGTTACAGGTTCACTATCGAACTCCATTGCAAGAATAACTACTGTAACAGAAATGCAGAATCTTCAGGCAGGAAGTCCAGGCGCACCTGATTCGGATACAGCATCGGTTACCTCTTTTGATATCACATCATTTGAGTTTATTGATTTCAGTCAAAGTAATCCATTTGGGAATGTAGACTAATGTTTGGTAAGTATTTTTATAATCAAAGAGTTCGTATGGCAGTCGCTGTCTTTGGCGCGATGTTTAATGACTTATACATAATAAGGAAGGAAAGGAAAAAAGTCGTTAGTCAGATGAAAGTTCCTCTTGCTTACGCACCACAGAGGAAGTTCTTGCAACGCATTGCTGAGATGAATGCTGCTGGCGACCGAGATATTGAGAACCAACTTGCAATAAAGTTGCCTCGCATGTCCTTTGAAATAGTTAGTATGTCATACGACCCACAGCGTCAGTTGCCGAAGACTAACTATTTTACCAAGACTAACGTTGACGATGATAGAGGAGGGGCGCAGTTTTACACAAGCGTTCCTTACATCGTAACCTTTGAGTTGAACGTATATGCCAAGCACCATGACGATGCTTTGCAGATAGTAGAACAGATACTACCGTACTTCAATCCTCAGTATACAGTAAATGTTAAACCGATGGAAGACTATCCTGCCATCGTAGAAGATGTTCCTGTCATCCTCAATGGTGTTGCCTTCACTGATAACTTTGAAGGAAACCTCGAAGACCGCAGGACAATAATTTATACTCTGACCTTTGATATGAAAATGTCATTCTACGGTCCAAAACCTGCCGATAAGAAAGTCATCACGCAAATCGATGTTGACTACTTTGATACATGGGTTGGTGAAGAGTACCTTGAAACTTCAAGGATAAAGACTGATCCTCGCCCTGTATCACAGGATAGTGATTACACAGTAGTGGTTAGCGTCATCGATAGTGATGGTGCTAATCCTTTACCACATCCACATTAATAGGTTATGATATGTCTGAGAAAGATCGAGATAATGATTTTGAGTTCACAAGAGAAACTCTCTACGACCTGATTAATAAAGGTCGCGATGGAGTTGAGGAAATGATTGAGGTTGCAAAGCAATCTGAACATCCCAGAGCATACGAAGTCCTCGCAAAGTTGATAAAGGATACTGCTGACACCTCTGGTCAGTTGATGGACTTGCACCGCAAAGAAATACAAATCGATAAGTTACTCAACCCCAACCCTATCGCTTTGCCTCCAGCAGGGACTACCAACAATCTTTTCGTGGGTTCAACTACTGACCTCCAAAGAATGTTGAAAGACATCAACCAAAAAGAAGTTGCAAAGGTTGACGACATCATAGATGGAGAAATCGATAGTGAGTGAGGTTGCAGTTGTAGACCCCATTATTGATACTACATTTTTAGCGGGACACAATCACTATCTTGGAAATCCTTACGTCAAGAAAGATGGGATTGACGAGGACTGGACGCAAGAAAAAGTTTCTGAGTATGCAAGGTGCATGGCAGACCCCGCTTACTTTGCGCGAACTCACCTAAAAGTTATCAACCTGAACGATGGTCTTGTGCCATTTGACCTGTATCCATATCAGGAAAAGATGTTCAAGCACTTCAATGAAAACCGTTTCAATGTTGTCCTTGCATGCCGACAGTCTGGTAAGTCCATATCGTCCGTAGGATACCTCTTATGGTTCGCATTATTTCACCCTGAGAAAACCATCGCTATACTCGCTAACAGAGGACAGACGGCAAGAGAGATGCTTGCAAGGGTCACTTTGATGCTAGAGAACCTTCCTTACTATCTGCAACCTGGATGTAAGACTCTAAACAAAGGCAACATAGAATTCAGTAATAACAGTAGGATACTCGCAGAATCTACAAGCAGTAGTTCTATTCGGGGTTACTCTGTCAACCTGTTGTTCCTTGATGAGTTTGCATTCGTTGAGAAAGGAACGGAGTTCTACACTTCAACCTACCCAGTAATTTCATCTGGTCTCGATACAAAGGTAATTATTACTTCTACTGCAAACGGTATTGGTAATCAGTTCCATAAAATTTGGCAAGGCGCAGAGCAAGGGGTAAGTGAGTATCAACCGTTTCGCGTTGACTGGTGGGATGTTCCTGGGCGTGACGAGGCATGGAAAGAGCAGACGATTGCTAACACTTCCGAGTTGCAGTTCGAACAGGAATTTGGAAACACTTTTTTTGGAACTGGACAGACTCTTATCAACCCACAAACATTACTGGGGTTGAAAGCAAGGAGACCAAAATCCATTATGGAAGGTGGTGACCTACTCATCTACGAGGAGACTCGTAAAGATTCACAGTACATAATGACTGTCGATGTGGCGAAGGGTCGAGGTCAGGATTTTAGTACGTTTAACGTAATCGATATTTCTTCACGCCCGTTTAAACAGGTCGCGGTGTATCGGAATAATTTAATTTCTCCAATACTCTTCCCTACTATTATCTATAAGTATGCAGAAGTCTACAATCAGGCATACGTCATTATCGAATCAAATGATGCTGGTCAGTTAGTCTGTCATGGTTTGTATCAAGAGTTGGAATACGAAAACGTCCATATGACATCCGCACTCAAGTCATCTGGTATTGGTATTGAGATGACACGGAGAACTAAGCGGTTGGGTTGCTCTGGGGTAAAGGACTTACTAGAAGAGAATAAGATGGATATTGTTGATGAGCAAACCATCATGGAGATAAGTACCTTTGAGGCAAAGGGACAATCATACGAGGCAACAGATGGCAACCACGATGACCTGATGATGAACCTTGTTATGTTTGGATACTACGTTACCTCTCCAGCATTTCGAGAAATGACTGACATCAACATTAAAGATATGATGTTCAACCAGAGGATGCAAGAGATAGAGGCAGACGTTCCATCATTTGGTTTTCATGATGATACGGGTTTGAATGACTATTCTTATGAAGAGAAACTTGACCCTTGGAGTTTAGTCACCCAACAAGAAGATGACGGGTTTTTCAACAACTAAATACATAAAACTAAGAAAGTATAAATAAATACATTGAACATCCCCACAATGGGTGTCAGCCTTATTATGAAAACTTTCTTATAAACAAAAATGAAAAGGAAATTAACATGGCACTAACAACACCGTTACTGTCACCTGGAATTGCAATACGAGAATTTGACTTAACTGGGGTTGCTCCCAATGTTGAAACATCTCTTGCTGGATTCGTAGGTGCATTTAAGTGGGGCCCAGTAGGCGAACCAGTCCGAATCCAAAACGAAGGTGAATTATCTTCTACATATGGAACCCCGGACCCAGAACGAGCAGTAGATTATTTCTCCTGTAATCAGTTCTTACGTTACTCTGGAAACCTTATCGTTAACCGCGCAATCCCAAGTGGCGTTGTCGCTACTGGTGACTCCGCACTCAACGCTTCCAACAACCAAGATGCAAGCATCAAGATCGTTGTAAAGAACGAGAAGGATTGGGAAGCACAAGAAACAAACATACTGAATTCATTTACTGCAAAATACCCAGGCGAAATTGGGTCAACTCTTGCAGTATCAATATTTCACGGTTCAGCAGGAAATACATCTGCAAATACTGATAGTGATTTTCTTGATTGGACTTATGGAATCAAATTCGATGGATCACCAGAAACATCTAACTGGGCAGAAAACCAGCTTGGAACTAACATCAATGACGAGATGCACCTTGTAGTCGTTGACTCTGACGGTCTCTTTAGTGGAACCAAAGGAACAGTTCTGGAAACTTTCTCCTATCTGTCTGTTGCACCTAATGCAAAGACTACTGATGGTGGAGATAACTATGTCAAGACTGTCGTAAATGCTTCTTCACGATTTGTATGGTTTAAAGACTGGAGCGATGGTCAGTTGCCTTCTGGTACATCTTGGGATACAAACCCACCCGCAGATGGAAGTGGAGTAGACTATAGCGTAGGCGTTGCATGGACAAACGCTGGTTCTTCTAGTTCTTTATCAGGTGGTTCAGACCACGCAACATTAGACGCTGGTGATTACGAAATTGGTTTTGACCGATTCGAAGACACAGAAGAAGTTGACATTCAGTTGCTTATTGCTCCTGGAATGAACAATCGGGTAGATCAAGTCACCGTTGTTAATAACTTGGTAGGCATCGCTGGCAAAATCCGCAAAGATTGCTTGGCAGTTGCTTCACCTAACCGAGCAGCAGTTGTTAACCAAAATAGTCCTGTAACGGAAACTTTGGCAACTACCAACCTGTTCAGTGCTTCATCATATCTTGCTGTTGATAATAACTATCTGCGAGTCTATGATAAGTTCAACGATCAATACATCTACATCCCTGCCGCATCTAGTACTGCTGGTATTATGGCATTCACTGATTACAACTACGGTCCTTGGTACTCACCTGCTGGTGAGAAGCGTGGAGAATACGTTGGTGTAACAAACCTCGCTTACAGTCCCACTAAGAACCAACGAGATGACTTGTACAAGAAGGGTGTTAACCCGATTGTTCAATTCCCAGGACGAGGAACTTTACTGTTTGGTGACAAGACTAAACTCTCCAGACCTTCTGCGTTTGATCGCATTAACGTCCGAAGATTGTTTCTTGCGATTGAGAAGTCCGTTGCTATCGCAGCGCGTAACTTCTTATTCGAATTTAACGATGAGTTTACACGGTCTGAATTTGTTGCAGTTGTTGAACCCCTCTTACGAGAGATTCAGGGACGAAGGGGAATCATTGACTACAGGGTACAGTGTGACGAAACAAATAACACACCTGAAGTTATTGACCGCAACGAACTACGAGCAGCAATATACATCAAGCCAGCACGAAGCATCAACTTCATCACAATCGACTTTATCGCTACGCGAACAGGTGCAGATTTTGACGAGATTGTCGGTTCAACTGGCATCCAAATATAATTGAAGAAATCTAGGAGTAACGTATGGCAGTTTTAAGAGTAGATGACTTCAGGGGTAAGATGACGGGCGGTGGCGCAAGAGCTAACCTGTTCTCAATTGACATGGCATTTCCGTTCTATGCATCGGGAAATTCAGAGTTAACATCTTTTATGTGTCGCGCAGCGTCAATTCCAGGAAGCGAAATGGGAACGGTAGAAGTACCGTTCCGTGGTCGCATCGTGAAATTACCTGGCGACCGTACCTTTGAACCTTGGACAATCACAGTCTATAACGACACTAACTTCAACGTTCGAAATTCTTTCGAGCAATGGATGAACGGAATGAACAGTCACCAAGAAAACTTGGGTCTGTTTACTGATAACGCAGGTTACAATACCTACGCTACCAACGTTGAAGTAAAGCAGTTGAATCAGATTGGCGCAACCGTGAAGACTTATAGTCTCAAGAACGCCTTTCCAAGTGCTATCTCTAATATCGAGTTAAGTTTCGACCAAGTAACTCAGATAGAAGAGTTTACAGTAACATTCCAGTATGACTACTGGAGCAATGATAATACCCAGTAGTTTTAGGGGTATAAGTAAATGGGAGAGGGGGATTTTCCTCTCTCCTGTTTTTGTTTTTATAAGGATTGAAAGATGGCAGATGGCGTAAAACTATTTGGTTTTGAAATAAAAAGAAGTGCGGATGTCAAAAAGCAGACTGAACCTCTTCACAATGCATCCGTGGTTCCACCCACTGATGAC